CATTATTTCCAGTTAAGGTAACCCCATCAATTTGGATTTTAAATTCTTTTGTCATTTTGATACTCCTTTTATACGAAAATTACCCCATAATGAGGTCTTAAATCTCCACCCTGATCTGTGAAGGTGTCGTTACCTTTGAGGGCTGTGATGTTACCGTTTCCATTGATTACATACATTGTGTGAGGGGCTTCAATGTTTCTGATTAATCTGAAAACTCCGCCCCTTTTTCCATGAAGTTTGTAGGCTATGTTAGAATCTTCTACAACCTCAATCTGGTAACCCATGATTTCTTTTTTGTTTGTGTTGTTTTCTTTTATGTTGTTCATCTTATTTATATAATAATGTTAATTTAACATAAAGTCAAGTAATTTGTTAAAATAAATGAAAGTTTTTTTAAAATAAATAGTAATTTGGAGGAAAGTATGGTTAACTTCTTTAAAAAGAACTGGTTATCAATTGCACTTTTTTTAATAATCTTAATAGGAATTGCTTCTATGGCTTATGAAAAAGGTGTTACAAAGCAGCTGAGAAAGTCTTTGAATGAAAAGGAAAGGGTATATTTAGAGAATATCTCTGGTAAACAGTTGGAGATTGATAGGTTACATGAAAATAACCTAGAAATAAAAACAAAAATATTAGAATTGGGGGAAAAGTTTGATACTTTTGCAGCAGAAAAGGCAGAGTGGAAAGAACGGGAGAAAGAATTAGAGAAAAAAGCCTATACTGCTCCACCAGAACATCTCATAGTAGATCTTAAACGGATCTTGGATACAGATGAGATTTGGCAAGTTACGGATGGAATCCTTTTTTCTATTGAGTCCGTTAGAAAGTTATCTTCCAAGCTATATGATTGGGAGGATTTCACACTTAAACGTGAACCAATATATTTAGAAGAAATTAGTACATATAAAACAAATGTATATCTTCTAAATCAGGAAATAAGGAATTTGAATTCTGAAATACAGAATACAAATGATATTGTTAAGGCCCAAGAAGCTTTTAACAGGGAATTAAAGGAATACCTTTCTAAGAGGGATAGGGCTAGTTTTATGGATTCAGTTAGAAAGATTGGGACTGGAATTGCGATAGGAGCAACTACAGCCTTTTTAATTAAAGAATTGAAAAAGTAAGGAGAGAGTATGGAAATAGGTAAACGTTCTACTATTGCAGAGGCCTTTGTTAGTTTGAATAAGGTTTTGGGTGATCTTATTCATGATACTTTTGGTAAGGAGTCGTATGTAGTTGATTTCTCACCTAAGGAGCTTGTTTACTGTATCTGGATTGGATCTAAACCAATATACTATAAGGTAAAATATTCGGTAGCGTATGGAGTAGCATCATTGGATGGTTCTTCCGTTATGGTGGATAAGCAGATAACCTATGAAAAGGTGACAACAGAAAGTTTTGTGAAGTTAGTGGCTCTGGAATCAGAAGTTGGAGGGATTAATGAGAAAATCAGCTAAGTGTGAGTACTTCATGGTTCGGCCTGAGATACTAGCAGAGAGTATTGATGAGGTTACAAAGGAACCTAGTGTAAGAGTACGACTAAAATTCCAACATGGCGGGATTATTAACAAGAATAAGCGTAGATACCGTACAGAGTTATTGCAACGGGAAATTGATAGGATTCAAGATGCTTTAGCAGAAGGTGAAGTGTATGGAGCAGCGTACCACCCAGTAGAAGATGCGGAAATGCCTGATGTTAGCCATATTTGGCACAAGGCTTGGATGGAGAAGGATGGAAGTGCTATAGGAGAGGCCACTATCTTACCAACTCCAAATGGAAAAATTGCTATGACTATTATGAGGCATGGTAAGATAGGGCTTAGTTCCCGTGGTTTTGGTACAGTGACAAGAAAGACAGAAAAAATAAATGGAAAAAATGTTACGTTTGATGATGTGAATGAAGATTTTGAAATGGTAACACCGGGTGATTTTGTGTTATCCGCAAGTGTTCCTGGAGCAGGAATATTAAGTATTATTGAATCCCAATTCAGAAATGTTGGGTATTCAGAAGATAATAAGGAGAGTTTAAATATGGATTACGAAAATATTGACGCAATGGAGAAAGATTACCCTGATCTTTTTACACAGTACAAGAAGGGATTAAGGGCCGCTGTGGAAAAGGAGCTGTCCGGGACTGTAGAGGCCCAAATTGCAGATGCCAAGGCTTCCTGGATGAAGGAAATGGAGGAAAAGGTTGATGCAAAGGTTGATGCAATCACTGAAGCAAATAATGGATTGGTTGAAGGCATACGAAAAGCTTGTAATGCGCTTTCTGATTTGCCTGGAGTTATTCCTGAATCTACTGACAATGATAAAGGAAAAAATAAAGAAGTTGATACGAAAGGCACGGAAACTGAAGGATTGAAAAAAGAGGTCTCTGGGTTAACTACTACAGTTGCTGAGCTAACGGCTAAACTTGAGGCTAAGGAGCTAAAAGAAGTGTCTGAAAGTATTGCCAAAGGGGTAAGGGTCAAAGTAGTTGAGGAATTGGATAAACCTGAGTTTAAGGTTTACAAAACCATGTTGGAAAAGCGGTTACTGAATGAAGATGGTACTGTTAAGATTGAGATTAAATCTGTTGATGCTGTACCAGAGGCTGTTAAGGATGTATTTACCGATATTTCCGCTACGATTGCAGAGGCACAGAAGAACAAGATTATAGGTACTGGGCTAGATGAGAAGGGTAGAATTGGTAACCCAGATCTTACAGAGGCAGCCAAGAAAGCTGCTGGATTGAAGGCAAAATATGAACAATATTTACAGGGGGCAGCCCCTGGACGGAAAAAGCTTACTTTTGAAGAGTTCAAAAGCCGGGCTGTGTTGTAGGAATAGAGAAGGAATAGAAAATGGATAACGTTTTTAGTTTTTTAGAAGCACAGATGCGTACTAATTTAGAGTTGGACGCTGTAGAGGGTTTAATAGAGCGGGAGAGAAGTGGTTCTGACCGTCCCGGTCTACGAAAGAATATTTACCAAAACACTCTAAATTGGATTAAACAAGAGGCAAACGATACCTTGCAATTAGAATTCAATAAATTGCATAGGGCAGAACTAAATGAAGAAACATTGCAAACAGATATTACTACATTTACCACTAGCTTGATGCCAGCGGTTCGGAGGATTTATAACCGGTTGATTGCTATGGATCTGGTATCTGTACAGCCAATGAATGGACCTACTGGGTTAATCCATTACATTGACCATATGTTTGGTACTAGTGGTGGTGGGGCTACTTCTGGGCAGCGGTTAGACAAATATCGCTATGACGACTATGCCAATAGCTCTGAGGGTGGTGATATCCGAGAAGTAAATTTTAAGATCAAGGCAAAAACGATTACAGCGGTTACAAAGAAAATCCAGGGAAAATGGAGTATTGAAGCGGAACAAGATCTGAAATCACAGCACAATATTAATCTTGAGGCTGAATTAATGGGTAAGATGGTTACTGAGATTGTACGGGAAACTGATGGACAGTTGATTGCTGATCTTGAGGGTGGAGTTGCTAATAACGTAAATTGGAATATGAATGGATACCGGGTAGCTGATGCTAGTACAGCAGAAAGAAAGGCCTATGATGAAACTCTTAAAGATGCGATTATTGAAGCAAATAATGAAATTTACAAGTTGAAGTACATGAATGCTGGTTGGATTATCTGTGATGCTGATGCCTACCTACGGTTGCAGAAGTTAGAGGCTTATAATGTCGATCCACTTATTGTTAATAATGAAGGGTTCTTTGGTCGGCGGTATGTTGGAACCTTGAGTGCCGGTTCACTGATGCGGGTATATGTTGATCCTGATTTCACCGCTAATAAGTTCCTTCTGGGGCTGAAGGGTAATACTTGGGATGTTGCAGTTGGTTACTACGCTCCTTATATTCCACTTTTCACCTCTTCCAAGTACATCCAGGGTGATGATTTTACCCAGTTCCTAAAAGGTGCCATGACTCGGTATGCCCATGGTATTATCCCTGAGGAGTACACTGCCAGTACCGTAAATAACGGATTAGCGTCTGTATCACTTACCTCTAGCTAGCCTATGGGTAGTTGGTATGGTTGATAATGGAGACAGGGAGGGGCAGTTTGTCCCTCCCTGTAATACAAAATATTTATAAAAAGGAGATAAAATGGAAATAAAGAAAACGTTTAACCTAAGGGTTAGTACATCTAAGATAGGACAAATCATTAAATCTTCAGAATCAAATTCCAGTATAAGAATTCATGAAGGCGGTATTTTTGACGCCAATACAATTTCCTCAGGTTCAGGTTATCTACATTTCACAAAACCAGTTAAAGATATTTATGCTTGGCTACGTAAGAATTTTATACAAGAGTTCTTTTTAGAAAGAACTTTTTCTTTGGGTGATTTGCTGTTATTAATTCCTGTATACCGTGCTTTTGTTAGGGATGGGTTTAGGCCATATATTCGTACAAGAGGGCAATATGTGGAACTACTTTCCAAATTAGAGGTTTCTTGTGAATCTGTGGATGTACATAAAACACCGGAAACTCCTGGTGTTTTCTTGGATTACGTAGTAGAGCGTGATCATACAGATCCAAAATTACAGAAAATACATAGAACAAAGATTTATCATGATTTTATGGGAGTCCCTTACATAGAAAAGGAGTTAGATTGGGGATTTAAACTAGAGAATTTTCCTGAGGTTTCTTGGGATGATAAACCGTATATTATTTTCCAAGGAAGGGGTGCTGTAGATAGGCGTGGTTTAAGTACTACGGTGATTCAGGATTTGATCTATTTTATGAACCTAGAAGGGGTGCGAGTGCTCTATATTGGTGAATCTTTACCAATGTTAAAGGGAATTGATGACTTAACAAGATTTCAATTCATGAATTCAACTTTACCTGAACTGTTTAGTTGGATTGCAGGGGCTAAGATGTTGATTACTATGGATTCAAGTCCTTTATGGATAAGCCACTATACAAATACACCTACTGTAGCGATTTTAGGCCCCAGTAGACCAGAGGAGCGGTTATCCTTACATCCTCTATACCCAGAGCAGGCAAATGCTATTAGGCTGAACACATGGATTAATTGTGAATCTTGTTTTGAGCAATCACAAAAATGTAATCATACATTTAAATGTTTAAAAAATGTTAATACTGATGTATTATATAAAGAATTGAGAAAAGAACTTATGAAATATTGGGAATTAGGTTAATGAAAATTGATGATTATCCAGGCGGAAAACCACTTAGAGGTAGATTTACAAAACCGAAGGGTGCAAATCAGATCTATAGGGATAATTCTGGGAATTTATTGAAGATAATTCCAGGTGATTTTGTATTTGAGGAAGAGATTGAGAGGTTTAATATAGATCCAAAATATTTTATTCATCCAGATAGCCTTTTACACCAAGGGGCGTTTGAATTTGCTTATGAAAAGAAAGGTAACTTTTCCGTTGCTATTATTCGGGATATGAATGGACGTGGTGATATCTTAATGGCTTCAGTGATTGCTAAGGCACTAAAGTACCAGTATGGTAAACAGGTGAAAGTATGGTTTTGTGTAAAACCTGGGTATGAAAAGATTCTAGAACATAATCCATTTATTGATAAAGTGTATACAAGTAGAAAAACAGTGGACCATTTGGTTCCAGATATTAAAATAAATGTCAATGATATGGAATTTAAGGTAGAGGTTAAGGTTTTTGAGAAATGTGGTGAAGTTCTAAAGAATAGGGCATCCATTTATTTAGAAAATATGGGGTTATTCTTAGAAAATAAAACTCCTGTATACAAGGTTACTGAGGAAGAGAAAAACTGGGCTAAAAAGGAGTTAAAGAGTTTAGGTATTTCTTCTGCATCTCCTGTAGTTGGATTACAGTACTTTGGATCTAACATTACCAGAACATACCCGCATATGGATAGGGTTAAGACTGGGCTACAGGAGCTTGGATATCAGACTGTTGCACTTGACCATAAGGAGAAAGATGGAAGTTATAGATGGGATGTTATAGAAACTGCTGCAATTATTAATGAATTAGATTGTATTGTTTCTCCAAATAGTTACTTTTACCACTTGGCAGGAGCGTTGAAGAAAAGAGCAGTTGGTGTGTTTGGATCTTGTGATGGTGAAATATGGGTTCAAGATTATGAGAAAGTTACCGCTGTTCAGTTTGATACTTGTCCAGTGTACGGGAAAAGGAAATGCTGGTGGAAATTATCTTGTCTTCCGGGTGGAAGCTTAAGAGAGAAAGAATCCGTGAATACACCGCAATGTTTAAGCAATATTCCACCACAGTATATTGTGAATGAGGTTTCTAAGCACTTGACAGTACCTAAAAAGATATTAATTGTGGTTCTGACCTATGAGCTTTTGCATCTTACAAAGCAGATGATTGATAGTATTAGAAGTTTTCATAATTATGATATTGTAGTGCTGGATAATGCATCTACAGATGGTACAGTGGCTTGGTGTGAGGCTCAAGGAATTCCATATATTGTGGAAAGGCAAACGGTGGATTCTGCTTGGAACATGGGGTTACATATTGGGCTATCAGAGGGATATGATTATACTTTATTGTGCAATAATGATTGTATTCTAAGTGCCGGGTATATTGATACTTTGGTTGAGGTTGCAGAGAGAAGGAAGGCATGGGCTATTACTGGGAATGTAGTGAACAAGAAGGAAGGAAGTGAGATTAATTTTACCACTTTAACCAGGAATATTGAGATAGATCAAAACATTATGGTACCTGGGGATTATTCAGCCTTGTTACTTAGTAAAGAATGTATTGAAAAATTGGGTGGGTTTAAGTTCTTTGCCCCAAGATATCAGTGTGATGAAGACCATTTATTGCGTCTTAGGTTGGCCAATCACCCATTAATAAAGGTGTATGCTACTACATTTTTCCATAAACATGGGGCTGTTGTTAAAAGGAATGCCGGATTTACAGAAGAGAGAAGGCAGAGGGAATGGGCTGCTGGAGTAGCAGCTTTTAAGAGGGAATGGAATTTGGATTTATATGGGGATGGTAGGAAAGATTTGAATAGTCTGCAATTAGTGAAATCAAAGAACCCGGATTGGGAAGAGAAGCTATATAGGCCACTCTGTATTAAAGGGGTATATTCAAAATGACAAAGTATCGGCAGGATCATTTTGATGTGGAATATTATGAAGGATTTGCAAGAGGTGGATTTAGAGGATATACGTGGAAGAAGGTAAAGGGAGAGCAGGTAAAAAAGATTAACTTTATTAAGTGGCATTATCGTAGATTTAAGGTAGATACTGTTCTATTTGCAGCATGTGCTAAAGGATTTGAAGTACGGGCCGCTAGAGAGGGTGGTTATAAGGCATTTGGTTGTGATATGTCAGACTATGCTTTAGGACAAGCCAGTAAGGCCAGTAAGGCCATTAAACCATACTTAAAACAGGCTGACATACGGGATTTGAGTATTTATAGGGAGAATGAGTTTGATCTTGTTTGTGCGTTTGATGTGATTCATATTATAGATCCAGAAACTAGGAAGTTAGCATATTCTGAGTTAAATAGAATAGCTAAAAAGGGTGTACTTATTCGTACTAGAGTTCTTCCTGCTGAATTTACCGAATGTGGTTATGACGGAACAGTGGATGGTGAGAAAATATTTAGAGAAACGGTTCAAAGTCCTATTGTAGAGATGGAAAAGTTAAATAAATTTAAAATGTTCCATATGGGTACCGGTGTTCGATATGTTGTATGGTATGCATTTGGTGATGAAAAATATTTTCCCTGTACTTTTGAAACTGAATTTTACAGGGGAATGGAGGTGGAAAATGATTCTTAGTGATAATGCTAAAAAATCTTTTAAAGTGTATGATGATGATTCCTTTATTGTATCTTATCCAAGGTCTGGACAAACATGGTTTAGAAGTCTTTTAGCTACTGTTAAATGTGGGAAGGGGTGGCTAACTGATATACACGTAGATTCGGTCATTCCTGATTTTCGTAGAACAAGTAGGCTGGATAGAAAAAATTTGGGTAAAGGGATGCGTATATTTAAGACTCACGAATATGTAAATAGTAGGTATAAACGTATTCTATACTTGGTTAGAGATCCTAGAGCAGTAGCCTATAGTCTTTGGAACTGGCGTTGTAAGATGAACCCTAAAAGTAAATGGAAATATGAAGGACCATTTGATATAAAGTTTATTGAGGAGTTCTTAGCTGGTAAGATTTTCCCAGGTGCTTGGACAACCCATATTGAAGGTTGGTCAGAGCATGCAAAAAACCATGATGTATCCTTTGAGTGGCTATTCTACGAGGATCTTTTTAGAAGGACTAAGAAATTTCTTCACACTTCTTGTGTATTTTTAGGAATACCATGGAAAGAATATCTCCTTGAAGATGCGGTTAGGCAATTTCCAGCAGGAAAACCTACCGGATTTTTAGTAAACAGTATTAAACCACTCACTGCTTCTCCCAATAAATGGAGGGAAGCTTATACTGAGGAAATGTTAAACTTGATAAATTCAGAATTATGTGACCATTTAAAGGAACTTGGTTATGAAGTTTAATTATATTGTGATCATGACTGATGGGGCCAGATCTGATTTTGCTATGAACCCAAAAGTGATGCCAGTTACACATAATTTTCTTAGGGAAAATGGTGGAATACTGTTCTCTAATGTATATTCTACTAGCACCTGGACCTTACCACCTCAAATGAGCTTATTTACCGGGCTCTTACCAACAAATCATGGATTATCTGATATAACATACTCTAACAGGCGGCAAATCGTTCAAGCGGTGGATAAGGAGTTTTTTAAGGCTAAGAATGTACTGGAAAAGGACTTTTTAGTAAACATTTTAAAAGGTCAGGGGTATACCACTAAAATCTGGAGTAATTATATTACCTATCAGTTCATGGCAAAAACCCATCACCATTATTTTGACAAAACCACCCTATGGGATTTCTTTTACTGGCAAACGGATAAAGTTATTAACGAACCAATTGAGAAGCCATTTTTTCATTTTATGTATGATGATGATGGTGGACATGCCCCATATGGTGTTGGTATTAGGGATAGGCGGATACATTTTGATCAACAGCGAAGCAAAATGGTTACAGATACTGAAGCAAGGGCCAGACCAGGGATATACACAGAGCCGGTGCTAAAATCCCTGGTGAGGAAACAACTTAGGCAGTATGATGCAGAGAAATTATCAAAGTTTTGGGAGTGGTTTAAAGAAAATAATCTTCATAAGGATACAGTCGTTTTTATTTTATCAGATCATGGTGAGTGTTATGCGGAGCATGGTTGGACTGGGCATGTGGCTAACTGTTATGAACCAATAGTTAAGATTCCTGTCTTAATGTACCATCCAAACGCTAGAACACTGGTTAGGGATAAGGAAATTAGATCAATTGTGGATCTTGTTCCTACCATCTTGAATGAACCAGAGTTTGGTGATGGTAAATCAATGTATTCGAGTGATTCAGATAGGGTGGTATTTTTTGAATTTACGCGGAAAGCAGAACCAATTAAACGATTACGAGGGCTTCCCATGAGTCGTTTATTTATTCGTGGATTACGCCATAAAAATTATAAATTTCTTTATCAGATACTTAGGGATGGTAGAGTACAGATAGAATTATATGATTTAGCAAAAAATCCAAGAGAAATATTCACAGAAAGATTAAAGGATAAGGATCTTTTACAGAAATATAGAGGGATGTTGCAGGAAAAATATGGTGTTTTATCAAGGAATTCACTATGAAAAAGGTAATTCTTGGATCAATTAGCCCTTGGTCTAAAACTAATGTTGAGATGTTTGATAGTGGATGGTTGAGCCACTGGGCTTGCCTAAATTTGAAATCTATCTATATGAAAAGGATTCTTGTTGAGGAGTATGGATATATCTCTGTACCTATATGGGATCATGATAGATGGAGAGACACAAGAGGTAGTGGAGGGAGTGGATTAGGGCAAAGTGGGTTTGATGAACCTCCAAAATTTGATAAAGATGTTGATGTATTTGTGTTATTTGAGCAACCTCATAGAGTAAATATGGATGATATAGAAGAGTTAAAATCAGAACATCCAAATGCTATTTTTATACTTATCGTATTAGGTGATTACCGTTTTTGGAGGCGCCATTATAACCATCATAAACGGGTATTAGAGGTTTTTGATATTTTATTTGATTGGCAGTTTCATCACTATACTAATAAGGGTGATTTTAATACAGTATTTCCAGAATATTCAGATAAGCATGTGTTCTTTCCACACTGCTTTGTGCCGCACGAAAATTGGGTATCCATTAGGTACAATGAAACTCCTAAAATGAAATGTTTATTCACTGGAAGAGTTGGAAATAGATATGACATAAGGAATCAGTTTTTAAAAAAGGTTTTGGTAGATAGAAAGTTAGAAGAAATTACTGATCTTTGTAAGGATTTTAGAGCAAAAAGATACTTAAAAAGGACTTGTTCCTATTATCATGACTTACCTTTTTTTAATACTAATCAGATTGTTAAGGATGATTATATTAGCTTGATTAATGATCATTTTTGTTCTATTGTTGGTAGTACGTTTAGGAAACATTTATTGGGTAAATTTTTTGAGTATCCCGCTGGTGGTTCATTACTAATTGCAGATAGGTTTAAGGATCTTGACCAGGCCGGGTTTATTCCCGGTGTTCATTATGTGGAAATTACTATTAATAATGTAGCAGATGTTGTTAAGGATGTTATAGAAAATTCAGATCAGTATGAGCATATAAGAAAGGCAGGTTTTGAATTTGTTAGGGCTAATCATAATATCAATGTGAGAATGGAATTTTTTAATAAGAAAATACAGGAGGTATTTAATGAGTAAGACAGTAACTGATATGCAATTATTTTTGCATCGATTAGAAAAAACTCGTCCAGATGAATTTCTAACTGAGTATGTTCCTGATTTATTTAAGTATAAGTCAGTTCTTTACATTGGAATAGAGCGATATCGTATGGTATTTATTAAAAATTTTTTGCAGCATAACTATAAGATAGATTTACTTGAAATCTGGAAACCACATGTAGATTATTATAGATTTATAAATAGTCAAGCTAAGTTTTTTAATAAGATTGTATGCGGTGATGTAAGTAAGGTTGAGGAGTATGATTTAGCAGAAAAATATGATGTAGTATTTTGGTTCCATGGTCCTGAACATGTTGAATTTGATGTTGCAACCTCTACAATAAATTTATTAAAGAAGAAAACAGGGAAAGTCTTTGTTTGTGTATGCCCATTTGGAGTATCCCATAGCCCAGCAAGGGGTGGTAATAAATTTAATTTACACCGTTCTGCGTTATATCCCGATTATTTTTTAGATCTTGATATGGAGTCTAGGTGCGAAGGAGATAAAAGAATTAAATCTTGGTGGAGGCCAGAATGAATAATCCTCAAAATTTACATGAATTAGTACCCTGGCACCAAGCAGACGGTTCATTAATACGATTGGTTGGGTGTTGGGATGGGTTATCAGCAATTATGGTACAAGAGATGGGTTTCGAGGGGATATGGTCGAGTGGATTCTGTATATCTGCTTCCCATGGTTTACCGGATGCTAGTGTGTTAACCAAATCTGAGTTTTTAGAGCGTGCTAGGGAGATGAGAAATACAGCCCAGATGCCAATTTTACATGATATGGATACCGGATATGGTGGACCAGCTCATATTATTCAGTATATAAGGGAGTTTGCAGCGGCTGGTGTTAATGGTGTTTGTATTGAGGATAAACTTTTTCCAAAATCAAATAGTTTTGTGGGCGGTAATCAAGGATTAATGGGTATTGAAGAGTTTTGTAAAAAGATTATGGCTGCAAAAGAAGCCGTTGATGATATGTACATTGTGGCCAGAATTGAGGCATTTATAAGTGGTTTTGGTTTACAGGATGCTATTTATAGGGCAGATGCCTATGCGGAATCTGGGGCAGATGCTATTCTGATACATAGTAAGAGTAAAGATGGAAAAGATATATTAGAATTCTTGGATAAGTGGAAAAAAAGATGCCCAATTGTTATTGTTCCTACTACCTATGCCGGAGTTATACCAGAAGAGGAGATGAGGAATTATGGTGTAAATATTGTTATTTATGCAAATCAATTACTTAGGGTAATGGTGGATCACGGATTTAAATATCTTAAAGAACTTGAAGGCTGGGGGGAAACTGATGTTCCAGGTTATGACTTAGAAGATATGAAAACACTATTTGCCTTACAGGGAATGGATGTATTTAAAGAATTGGAGAAAAAGTATTCTATATAAGGAGAGTTTAAAATGGTAGAAACATTACTGAAGTACGGAATAACGTATGGTTCAGGAGTTCCTTGTTCTATCTTTAAGGATGAGCTTTTAGAGATTGAGAATGATCCAAGGTTTACCTATGTTCCAGCGGTAGATGAGGCTACCGCATTAGGTGTAGTAAACGGGTTTACTCTTGGTGGGAAGAGGGCGTTTTTATTAACCCAAAATTCAGCTGTTGGTAAGGTCGCAGATTTGATAGCGAGTTTTAACATTCCCTATGATGTTCCTTTGTTTTGGATTGTATCCCTGAGGGGTGTTAGTAATGATACTGAGGTTCATAAAAGGGCTATTCCGTTAACTCGGAGGATAATGGATGAACTTCATTTTATGCACTGGGATAATTACCAAATGGGATTTGATAATTTTCATGAGGCTTGTGAGATGTTTCTTGATGATACGGAAGAACTTAGGTTAGCTACTAGAAATATTTGTTATCAGATCTACAAAAAGGAAGCAAAATGAATCCATTAGAGGAAACAAAAGATATAGTTAAATGGGTATTTGAGGCCTATAGTGGAGGTATTTTTATATCTTCTTGCGGTCAGATTTCAAGATTCTGCTGGGAGTTGAGAGGTAAAGAAAAATTGATACCACTTACCGGAAGTATGGGAATGGCTTTTTCATTATCCATGGGATTAGCCATGGCTAAACCAGATGATAGAGTTATAGCTATTATGGGGGATGGTGATTTTTTAATGGGGTTAGGGGGTATTGCAAATTTACCGGAGCTAAACCTGTTTAATTTAGTACATATTGTAATAGCAAACTCTAAGTACCAAAGTACTGGTGGGCAGCGGTCAGTTTGGGATTTTTCAGTTATAGGGCAGTTAGTGCAGCCAATATATAGGAGTACTTATATTGATTGTATTGATTCTTGTAATAAACATAGTGAGATGGGTCCAAAGATAAAAATTTTTTATACTAAAAATTCTTCCCCAGTTCCTTCACGTATTCCAGATTCAGAGCTTTCTAGTACAGCGAGGTTAGTATAATGCCTAAGAGACTTATTTTTGTTACAGGGGTGTTTGATCTTTTTCACTGGGGGCATGTGGAATTTCTTAAGAAGGCAAAGTCCTATGGTGATTTTTTATTAGTTGGTGTTCACACGGATCTTGCAGTGAAAACATTCAAGGGTAAATGGTCAATTATGAATGAGTTGGAAAGGCTGAGGGTTGTGAAGGCTTGTGGAATAGTCGAGGTTGCTATTAGGATACCTTGTCAAACGGAACTTAAAGAGGAATTCTACGATGAGGTGTTCTTACAAGTTCAAGCAATCTCTGGAATTTCAGATGATTATTCCTTACCAAAACGTTTGGGGAAATTTAAGGAAATTCCATACCAAAAAGGGATTTCGACAACAGAAATTTTAAAAAGAATTAAATTAAGATTGGAGGAATACAATGATTAGTACAGCACCACTAAGAGTTAGACTAAATACCTCACATAGACATTCAGAATTTATCTATAAAATAAAGGTTGTAAGGGAGAAAATACTAGAATTTATTGGTCCTGGATGGGAGTTAGCCATATTTCCTTGTTCGGGTACTGGGGCTATACAGGCTATGATGCAAGGAATAAAGCATAATAGCAGTTGTGTAGTTCTATCAAATGGTACTTATGGTGATAGATTAGGGCATATAGCTATGCACTCACGATTTCAGTCTTCCTGGTGTGGGTATAGTTATTTATCATCTGTTCCAGAAGAACGGGAAGGGGTAATTGCTATGGTTCATGGTGAGACAAGCACCGGAAAATTAAATAATCTGGACCAAGTACTAGATTTTGCTAGTAAGTATGGTAAATATGTGGTGGTAGACGCCGTAGCATCATTCCTAATGGATAAACTAGACTTTACCCATACCTCTTTAGGGGCCGTTGCATTTTCTTCCTGTAAAGGGCTTAGAGGGCTTCCGGGTACCGGTTTTGTGGCCTACCGCCCGGATATATTAGGAGGCCGTAGTTCCTTTTATTTTGCTCTATCCCCTAATAGTCATGATACGCCTACATGTACCCCAGTATCGGAGGTAATCGAAAAGTTATTTTATGATCTATTCCACTCTCATTTCTTAGAAACTTGGAGTAATAGGTATCCTAACCAAAAGGCAATTCTGAGGAAGGAATTAGAGTTATTAGGATTTGAGTTTGTTACCCCAAAGACTGAGGAGATGAATTGTCTTAGTGTTGTACAATTTAGAACCAAAGAGGAAAGGGAATCTTGTATACGGGAATTAGATACAAAAGGAATTGAATTATATAAGGGGGAAGGTAATACAGTTAAAATTTCTATTCTGAATTTATTTGAAGATACTGATTGTAGAAAACTTGATTTAGTTATTGATGCATTAAAAAAATGGAAGGAGCAGTAGGATGCGGGGCTTAAACTTTTTGTTATCCTTTAGTAGGTCAGGATCTACTTTATTACATAGCCATTTGGGTACTCACCAGGATATTTTAACTGATGTTGGTGAGCCAAATTTTCTTTATCGGCTAGTGAGTGATCCATATATTCAATATCAGTCTTATCAGAAGCAGTATAGGATGAAGCAAAAGGAAGTTCAGGATTTATATAATGCCGCTGTGAGAGAAATGGTTAATAAGTATTATTCCACTTTAGCAGAAAGGTTAGGAAATACAGTAGTTTTATTAAAACATCCTTGGATCACTGAATATGCCCACCGCTTGGTTACTATGTTTCCCGAATCCAAAATAATTTATTTAATCAGGCACCCGTATGACACTATTGCCTCTACCTATCATTTTACATTGATAAATGAAGTTGCAGAAAAAATGTTTAAAAATTTAGATGAAATTATGAGGTTATATGAACATGCAGTTGCTACTATGCAAGGTGCCGATGTTAGGGAACAAGAAAGAAAAGGTAATGTTAAGAGGATAAAATATGAGGATTATATAAATAATACTCCTTCTATACTTAAGATGTTACTACGCTATTTAGATGTTTCGGCAGAAGATAACGTGGTAAAATTTATATATGATAAAGTACAGCAAAATGAGGGACATGGAGTTGGTTCCTCAATTTCCAAATCAAGAATTTTTAATCCTAGTGATAAGTGGAATACGGTGTTAAGTGAAGCACAGCGTAATCGGGTAAGGAAACGGTGTGGATGCTTTCTTGGATTATTTGGATATGGAGTGAAATAATGGAAACTATTGGAAAGTTGGTCGATCAGTTAATTACCGTTAGTATGAAGCTTTATCATACAGAAGATATTGCCCATAATCCAGAAACAACAATTGAAAATGTAGGTAAAGCAAAATTAAGGATTAATGTCTTAAATAACCAAAGAAATGGGTTAATTGAGGAAATTGATACCCTATTTGAAGATGTACTATCTGGTACTAAGAGAATTCCTAAAGTTTTTAGGCAACTTAAAGATTATGGAGTGAAAAAAATATGAAAAAGGTAAAGGAAACAAAGTTAAAAATTACAAGAAAAGAAGTTAAAAATACTTCTGATGTAGATATTTATGTGAGGGATGCGTATGGAAAAGAACATATTATTTTTCCTAAACAAGAAATGGTAATTTCTGTTGTAGATAGGAGCTAGAAAATGGTTGAAGCAGATTTAATTACCCAGGTAAGAAGTAAAATTGGAAAGGTTACTTCTGTTAAAGGTGAGGTTGAGGATTCGGATATACAAACTTACTATGGCTGGATATTAAAACGGTTTGGAGAATATATCACAATACGGCAACTGAGGTATATTACAGGAGAGGCGGATACAAGGGAGTATTCCGTACCAAACACAGTTCTACGGGTGCAGGATGTTCTACCATGGGATGCCATTGATGAATCTTCTCTATCTCCTTCTGAAATGGGGGCGACTCATAGGGCACAGAGTGGTGGAGAAGGTGAAACTTTTAATTTTCCATCTACTTATATCATTAAAATGCAGAGAAAGATGCGGGGCTTAAATAGGATAAGATTTGAGTTTGATCCAATTGAGCGTAAGTTACGTATTGATCCTTTTCCAACCTCTGATGGGGATAAATATTGGTACAAATCAGTGGAGATGAGTAAGTGGACTTTGGCTGCACTACCTGAGGATATGGAGGAGATAACAGTAATTGGTACAAGTTGGAGGGCATTAGAGCAAGTATTGTTAGTAAGAAGTTCATTAGGTGGGATTATTAGAGAAGGGGGGTTTGTATCTTATCCTGCTGCGGAATTAAAGAATTATGTAGAAACATGGAAAGAAGAATTTGAATCTTTACTAACAGTGAAAGGTATGATCTACTCTAGGTAAATAATGGGAAAAAAGAAACTGATTAAAATTAATGCTGCTGATCCACTTAGTATGTTGGCTATTACTATAGATTATTCATTATTTACTGAGAAAATTACCGACTTAGGTAAGAAACTTGTTCCATATGCAAAAGTTATGGCTCAAAGATTTGCTGAAATTGGCTACAATATGATTAAGGCTAGAACACCACCCACAAAAACTGGAACAGATATTAGAGGATTGTGGGTGCTTGAGCAAGGTAGAACTGCTAGCAGAGAAGAATGGATTGTACGGAATACCTATAAAAATCAGGATATTATTGTATTTATGGAAGAGGGTACCAAGGCTCATATTATAAAAGCAAAAGGAAAGTGGCCATTACATTTTTTCTTAGATAATGGAACAGAAATTTATGCTAGGAAAGTACGGCATCCGGGTACTCCGGCATATGAAATGATTGATGGTACCAGAAGGTTCTTAGATCCTAAAATACGTTGGTATGTTGAGCAGGTGATTAAGGAAAAAAATGCAATTATGAAACAAGGGAGTGCTTAATGGCATTATATAAAGTAACAACAAAGGAAGCGGTTATGTTGAATCTAGAAACTGCTTTAAATACAGTTACCGGGATTCAGTTTGTTGATTGGCAGCGGATATATAATCAAGCAATAGATAAGGATAAATATCCTGGTTGTTATCTGAACGATATTAGGGTAGATAAGACAAAAATGTTATCTGATATCACAAAAAATAATTGGTCAATTGGGATTATTGGGTGGATTTGGGCCGATGAAACTTTAAGCGAAAATGTAGGAACAAAGTTAAATACATTTTATGAACTGATTAAGGATGCAATTGTGTTGGATAGAAGTAGAAATTCTAATGTATATACTACTAATATTGACGCTATTATGGTTGATCCTGGTAGCCATTTTCCGCAAGGGATGTTTTCCATGTTATTAACTATTATATTTTATTCTGTGGAGTAACTGAATGAATAGAAGAGCAGTATTAAGTAATTTAAAAACAGTTCTAGAAGCTGCGGTTGGGATTACTACGGTGGTTAGGTCATATTCTGAATATGATATTTCACAAGTTGGTTCTGCTAATCTTCCACTAATTGTAATTCCGGAACCAGGCGAAGATAATGATCCTGAATTAACTTCAATGCGGGCTATGTCAACTTTAGATACTACTATTAAGATATATTTTGTAGATTGGAATGATACTGTTCAATCTACATTTGGTACTTTAGTGAAAAATATAAGAGATCAAATTGGAAATAATTTTACATTAAATACGGCGGCTACAACCTGTAGAGTAATGAGTATTTCAAGTGTTCAGGGAGAGCTACCATTATGGTTTTTTGAGATAGATTTACGAACAAGATATTATCTCAACCAGAAGAACACGTAGGAGAGAAAAGATGGGTAGAAAGAAATTGGTTAAGGAAGGAAAAGATGGTAAACGAAGGGTTACCAAATTTTTTGTAACATATGTGGGAAACCAAAAACACATATCACTTACCGGAATAGGTAGAGTCTATATCGGTAAAGAGTTTGAGGTTACAGAGGGCCAGTACAATTCCTTAGAATTGGACTCTAACTTTAAAACTAGAAAAGGATGGACGTATATCGTCTAGTTGAGGTAATAAAATGAGTAACTGTGCATTAAATTTTGCGTTTGCAAATGAGGAAGAGCTTTTTCTAATTAAGGAAGATACTTGTGGTGTTTTAAAGAAACCCACTGGGTCAAATCGGGCTTATACAGTGGGACCAGCTGAGTTCCCACAGGAACAGGAATTTTTAGATGATGAACAAATACGGGCAACTGCCAGTAGGTTTTCACCCATTAAGGGGAGAAAAATGCCCGGAGAGTGGAGTTTTAATACTTATGTAAAACCATCCGGAACTCCTGGTACCGCTCCTGAGCATGATGTTCTATTTGAATGTGCTTTAGGTACAAAAACAATTAATGTTGGAACCAGTGTTGTATATACATTGGCTGATCAATTGGACTCTTTTTCTTTATGGATTAAAAAGGGTCATACTGTGTTTGCACTTAGAGGGTGTACTGTTCAACAACCTGAATTTGGAATTGAAGGAAATGCCATAGCTGGAATTAGTTGGTCTGGTAACTTTATGAACCGGGCGTATGCTGGAACAGTGACAGCTACGGGAACCTATTCTGGCGGAGAGGCTACTATTACTCTACCCGGCGGTGCTGCTCAAAGATATACTGAGGGTATGTATATAAATGTTGGAGCCGATACAAACACAGGCGCCGGTTATCGGATTACCGGTGTAAATTATACAAATGACACTTTGGCAATTACTCCTGTTATTGCTGGAAATCCTGGGGTTACTCCACAGATTACTCCTTGGTTACCAACTGCTTCGGCAGAGGTAGGAGAGCCAGTTCATGGCAAAAATGGAATGGTAACTATTGGTGGGGAAGATACTATTGTTTTAAGCGCAAAAGTTACGTTAAACAATAACATTAAATATTACAGTGATGAAAAGAATAATCAGTGGACTGCCGAGAGATTTGGTAGACCGGGAAAAAGAGAAGTAGATGGTGAGGTAGAGTTATACTTCTTAAAGCCTGGGGATGCTTATTTTTATAGGGCAGAATATCAAGTTTCAAACGCTCTTGTTATTCCGGCAGGGAATGTTTCAGGGTATATTATGCAAATTAGTATTCCATATGCGGAATATAGAACTCCTACTATCTCTGGAGATGAGGAATTTGTACAGAATGTGCCATTTATTGGTAGATGTTCAGCAACGTTAAATGATGAATTAGCGATTACATTTTTGTAATCTTTTACTACAGGGAGTAGAGCAATCTACTCCCTGTATAACTTTACTTAGGAGAAAGATTTATGGACACAAAAGAATTAATTGGTGTTATCGGTAAGGCCGGTAAGGTTCAAAGAACAAATGAATTTGAATGTCCCGAGATTCCTGGATTTTGGGTTACAATTGCGTATGCTTCCAAATTTGTGGTCAACCAGATTAGAGAAGAATCAGAGGAGGTTCGTAGTAATGCAAGAACCAAGGAAAGAGAAGTACATTATAATGAAGATAAAATCAGGGACCAATACTCTAAACGGATTATCATAGGTTGGAGGGGTTTGACAGTCGAAGCTTTAAAAGGATTGTTACCTGGCTTAGAGTCTTCCGATGCGGATAAGAATAAAAATGTTGAGTTTTCTTCGGCAATTGCTAAAGCACTAATGGACAATTCTTTAGAGTTTGAGGATTGGGTGTTTATTGTATGCCAAACTCTAAGAAACTTTAAACATGTTGTGGATAAAAAAACCGAGGAATTTGAAAATTTAGATTAGTGGCGAACCAGTGGGCAAAAAGATCAAGGAAAAGTTGTAAAACATGTGCAGCATTGCGTTCGCCGAAATCCTATGCAAGGGGTACAAAATTGAAGATTAAGGCTCTTGAAGATTGTTCTAACTGTGAATTGATCTTGGCTCAACCTTCTCGGGCAAATGAAAATATAATTGAATTATACAGTGCCTTACCTCCGGTGTATGGTGAGTGGTCTGGTTTAAAGCAGGTTACTGCTGAAGGAATTAGATTAGTGTTTGAGTTGTTTGAAGTTGGTCAAGAAATTCAAGCAGATTACTATAATAGGATAACCTTCTTCCACCAGGAACTGATGGAAATTAGGCAGGATTTAGATAAAAAGAAGCACGAGGCAGAAAATAGGGTGGATACAGCTAAAAAAGCTCTATCATCTGGATTACCAAAAGGATTATCAATAAAGAATGGGTAAGAAGACAGAAGATGTATCCTTTATAATTTCTTTTGATGACAAAGGAACTGCTAAGTTAAGAAAGGTAGTTGATGGAGTTGAAAAAGAGTTAAAAGGATTAGGTGACCAAGCTAAGAAAACTGGCAAACAGACCTCTGGTGCAGGGGATGATACCCAGAAAACTGGTAAGCAGATGTCTGCATTTAAAAAGATTTTAAAATCTACTTGGGGTCAAATGGCTGCTGGTATGGGTGTAACCATGGCTATTCAAAGCGCCATGCGGGCGGTTCGCCAAACTGTAACGGATACTATTCGAGTTGGTAGAGAATTTGAGAAAGAATGGGCCAATGTTACTACAATGTTGTCCATAAGTGAAGACGCTACAAGAGATATGCAAAAAGAATTAGTAAATCTATCCCCAACTTTGGGGGATACTACTATGTTGGCAAAAGGTATGTATCAAGTTCTTAGTGCTTCTGTGGAACCCGCAAAAGCAATTTCATTTTTAGGGGAAGCTGCAAAATCAGCACAAGCGGGAGTTACCGAAGTAGCAACCTCTGTCGATGCCCTTACTACAGTTATTAATGGTTATGGGATGAAGGCAGAGGATGTTACTAAGGTTTCCGATATTATGTTTCAAACAGTTAAACGTGGAAAATTAACTTATGAGGGTATGGCAGGAGCAATTGGTGCTGTAGTTCCAATTGCTTCCCAAGTAGGGGTACGTTTTGAAGAAATAGCAGCTGCTATGGCTACTCTTACTAGACAGGGTGTAGACGTTAATACTACCACTGTTCAGTTAAGGCAAATTCTTGTCTCGGTTCTGAAGCCACAACAAGATGCTATTAAGTATGCTAAAGATATGGGAATAGCATTTAATGTACAAGCTGTAGCTAGTATGGGATTAGGTAAATGGTTACAGCAT